TTAAGTAACTTTGTAAGTACCAGCTGAGCTACCGCCAGTAACGGGAACCTCAGCATTTTGCGTGATTTCGTCATACACCGCATTGGCGATCGCTTCTGCCATCTTCCCTGCCATGGCAAATTCACCTGTAAGAACGAACCCTTGTGCTTGTAGTTCGTTCTCTAACTTCTCTTTGAGTGATGCTTTACTCATTGCCATGTTATTTACCTGCCTTAACTGTCGTTGATACATCTACATGTGGTTTGCCAGAGAAAGGACAAATCGTCGCTCCAGTACACACTCCAGTTCCGCCATTCATGGTGATGAGGTCAGCGACTTCTATGATTTTCTTGGCAGTCGTGGTTTTGTTGTTTGTGATTTCTTCTAATTTGTCTTCCAACACTTTGATGCGTTGGTTTAAACATTCAGTGATATTGTCTTTGTCTGTCTTGCTTTCAAAGTTACCCGCTTCGTCGACCAGCTGGTAAACACCTTGGCGTTGTTGGTAACGGCTTTCACCTTGCTTAATCGCTGGTAACTTGAACCCCAACGGCAGCACACAACGAATAAAAGGCTTATCCGGTTGGCCGAACATAAAGCCGATTTCTACGATACTTCCGATTGCAGGTGGCTCAAGTCTACCGGCGTATTCACCCACACCTGGTATTGGTAGTGGTACCGCCTGAAGTGGTGATTTGTCTTTGAACTCCACACCCTTCTCATCGAGCAGCTGAACATCCACTGCGTAATGCGGATAAAAGCGATCAGACATGTTGCCCTCTTCAGGCAGCTCAGGTAACGCAACCACTTTACCCCATCGTGGCAAATGCCAGCGTCCGGTCAGTTCTGGAAAGAGTCGAAAGATGATTCGCTTAATTGCATTTACGTCCATGTCAGCTTCACCTCTGTTCCTTGGAAATCAACGCCCACCAAGCGCAGGCCATTTACAATCGCACCCGGTCTTAACTTAGGGCTCGCGGGTATTTTCACTGACTTGGCCGCAGTGTGCCCCGTCATTAGGCTATCAGGAATAGTCACCGGCTTATCTGCCCAGTAAGAATCCTTCCAAGTGCCCACATAGATTTGGCCGTTACCCTGCTGCTGCCAAAACAGGTCTTCAATACCGAATGCTTGAGACAGCTCGTCCATCACTCGATATCCATTACCATCACTGTAAAAGCAAGGGATAGAAGTTTTGCTGTAGGCCGCTTCCGGTACCACGAACTGCAGTCCGGTTTTGTTGGTCACATCGCTCAGTAATTGCATTAATGTCGGATGACGAAGTGTGATATCGAGCGACTTAAACAACAATGCCGCCAACTCGCGACAAAATAGTTCTGACCACCCTTTTTCTGATGCTTGAACCCGTTCGATATAACCAAGGAATACCCGCGATATGCTATCACCCCACCCGATGTCTACAGCAATAATGGTGTTTACCTTTGGAGAACCTTCAACTGAAATCGAGCAGCGACCAGGCGTGTTCACATCAAAGAGAATACGGTGGTTTTTCGCTTTAACCTTCTGACTGCCAAGATAGGCTCGGCAAACAAACTTATGGTTTGGTTCCATAACCTCCCCCTATGACAATATTTCGTCTAGTGATTTGAGAAACTTCATGATGCCAGTGAGCTCGACGCTGGTATCTGGCGGAACGTCTTCACTTTGTCCCGCTTCAACCGGAGTGGTTACCCCTTGCACCTGCTGTTGTGTCGCTGGCTTATCTTCCTGACGCTGTTCAACACGCTCAGGAACGGACAAGTGCTCAACCAACTCGAAAGCGACGTTCCATTGTCGGTTGCTCTCTTGCTCATCGGCTCGAATAGTGCCTTGAAACTTCACCTGGCGTATCTTGAGTGCAGCGGCCGTGTTGTTGCTAATGCGGTAAATCTGGCGGGCACTGTTATCTTGCCCGCCAGCCATGGTGAAAAGGTTGCTTAGAGTTTCACTCTTGTTGAACGGTATCACGCCACTGACGGACAACACTTTGCCTTTGTTACCTGTTTCTGCTTGGTCAGTGGATGAGGACTGGCCGGACATATCCTGTCCGGCTAGCTGTTGGCGAACGCTAATGCGAAGGTTCTTGAGTGAGATTTGAGTTCCGTTAAGGGTTAGCATTTTTAGGCCTCTAGGCAGACAACAAAGTTAACGTTTCACCAGAACTAAATAGATTACGTACATCCCCTGAATAGTGACACTGCACGGTTAACATGCCAGACTCAGGTCCCGCGCCTGGATCTATCCCCACACATTTTTTCAGCTCTCCGTTTGATAAAAGCACGCTATGAGAAGCCCTTGGCAATCGGCTGGCTGACATAAAATACTCGACGACCGTATCCTCGCCTGACAGACCAATAACACTACTAACCGTCACCTCCAGTTGCTCCACTGGTCTATGTATCGATTGGGCGTAATAGCCACTGAGGATTCTAGGGAATACAACTTTTTCTTTTAGCGTTGGAGAGTTTTGAATGGACAGCTAATCAAAAGGTGCAATTCCAGGACAATCAATTAACGCAGCATCAAGGTCAATATTTACATAAGTAAATACGTTTTGAAGGTCTTTGTTCGTGTATTTAATGAACAAACTGGATGCTTCTCGATTAGAACGAAATTCTGGTTTTCCTTTAGCAAGAATACCGAGTCGACTACCAATCGATGCTCCCCCCCAACCTACTGAATCACAAAGTGCTTTAACGTCGTACGTTCCTGTTCCAAATGTGATCGAACCATAACAAGCACGTGTATTTATGAAGCCAAAATCAATATCGCCATGAATATTAGACTCGATATCGATGTACGCGTAACTGGTTACTTTTTGGTTTGCAACGATAGAAGACACCGTCAGCTCTCTTCGAGCACCTGAGCTCTCTAGCCAAAGGTTTTCTCGGGTAATTTCGACGTCCCCACCTTTTACCTTTGCGTACACTGAGGAATAAGAGGTATTTCCAATCACAATTGCTGCTATTCTAGCTTTTCCTCTTGGGTTGTAGATATTCAATATACCAGGAGCGCTGGCGCTGTTACTGACTCTCCCAAGAAATGACACCTCCCCAAAAATTGGGTTATAAGCATCGATTCTCGCCGATGCGACCGTATAAACCGTACCAATATCTTTCGATGAACCATTCGGGTATTGGTCAAACCATCTGCCATCACGGTCTATTACATAAACATCTGAATCTTCTGCAACGACGGCACCTTTCCCCGCATAGACACTTGAGCCAACGGTTGTGCCATCCTCTCGGCGAAGGCAGGTTTCCTTATGTGAACTGCAATTAATTAGTTCATGGTCATGCATTGCAAAGCCCGTGACAGATGAACCACCACACCAGGAATCAAAACAAAATGGCGCGTAACCTAATGATGCAGCATTAGAAAAAGCACCTTTTAATTTGGTTTTTTCACAGCTGGCAAAATAAGCGGGGCCAACGGAACCACAAAAACGGGTAACAAAATTCCCTTTAGTACCTGAGCAGCGAGCAAAGAACAGGGCATGCCCACCATTCGCTGCACAGAAATCCATTCTTGCATCATGATCTAACAGTTTTGAGGCATCAGAATCTCCCCATGACTCACCTTTTGACTCAAACAGTGCATTATCAAATTCTAAATCAACACACTGCTTGAAATACGCTGTCGATGGGTAACGCATTTTTGTTTGGGAAACGGACTGATTGGCTGCATACAAACCACCATTTTTGATTTTCACCAATACTTTTTGAAACAGAGTTGGTACTCGTTCCACTGGCACTGCATACGCAACACCGCCATCTGAAGTGCTTTCTATGCCTGCAACTTCTTCAAAGACTCGATATTCATTACCGCAAAAATCCAATGTATCGCCATGCTGACATGCGGCGAAAAATGCTAAGGTTTCATCAGTGTTGTTTGCTGTAGTAGATGGGTCTAAATCGAAATATGACGATTTAAGCGTTTTGCCATAGTCCAGCTGATACATATCACCTTTCGCATTAACGAAGTAAGAACCGCCATCAGTAGTACCTGGAACTCCTTTTCCTGATAACACATATTTCGCAGATCCTGTTTCAGACGCTACAAAGTTGAACTTATCAGAACGACGCTTGGTGATTATCTGTTGTGGGCTGACCGTCATTGTTAGAATGTCATCAGCTGTGTCCACGTTCGCCTTAACGAACGAATCGTTTGACCATTGTTTATCTAAACTCTCTGGCCTTAAATCACTCACCGAGCCATCGGCCAGCACCTCAGCAATTTTGCACACGAAATGCGGGATATCTTTACCAGTAGATGAGTCGATGTAGTCGTCTTTCTCTTCGGCAGTGATGACAAAGTCGAACAGAGTTAACTGCTCGCCTGTCGGTGTGCCTTCGCGGTGTGCATCGATGTAGATGAACGATGGTTTGTTAGGTACCTGAACGCTGCGGTCAAATTCCATGCTGACACGGTTGCCTGATACATAACCGGCACCCGCTTTGATGTTGTAGGCACTGCCCGATGGTGTCACTAAGAAACCGTCTTCGATAAACCAGTCTTTGCCGTTCTGGTCGATAATGGATTGCGCTACATCGCTGTCCATCTTCTTCATTCGATCAGTGGCGTTGTATTGCCAGCTGGATGCATCCACCGTGATGTTGGTGATTTCCGCAATGTCTTTGTATTCAAGTACCACCGAACGCACCAAGGTATTACCTGCAACACCCGGTTCATCGGCCGTCTTTGGTGTAAGCGCGTGATGGTCAATCGTAACTAATACGCCATATTCAGAGCAGTATGCGCCTGTCCAGTTGAACTCAAACGGACCAACATCGCTGGTCAAGGTAGTGCTGTAAATCACCGAGTCGGCAGAAAGGCGGCCGCGCTGCTCTACCTGCTCTTGATGAACGATATCGTCAGTCGGTACCACATCATCTGGCTGTGGGAACTCTGGGCGGTTTGGCACATTCGCAAACATCATCTTGTCGATGATAAGTGGTTTTTCTTCAGCGTTGAGCTGTGCCAACAGTGCTTTACCTGCGGCGGTTAAAATTGACTTGTCAGTGGTATTTGCCATGTTTAGTAATTCCTTAACCCTTCACTGTGGCTTGGTAATATTCGCAGTCGACGTTCAGCACACTTGGAAGCATGCCAACGTTGAGTCGAGTTTTAACGTGAGACGTTGTGTATTGCGCTTCGACGTTCTTGCTTCGCGCGGCCAACGGCATTTCGACATAACTGGTGTATTGATAGCGGCGGCAGGTTCTGCCGTATTGTCTGATTACTGTATCTAGCAGCTTGGGAACGTTGGTTAAATCGCCGTCGCGGATTTTTAGACTGATTACATCCCAATCCACATTGGCTAAACGCTCATCTTGCCCGATGTGGGGATAGCCCAACTTGGCGAACATATCTTCCCAGCCAGCTATCGTGCCCGCGTCACGAGCAAACCCGTATGCATGAGCAACACGAGTTCGAAATAACTCTTCCGGCTCTTGGCCTAAGCGTTCTATATCTCTTTGCCAGGCAAGAATGTTCACCATTGCCATTGGGGCGGTTAACGGATCATGCTGCTGCAGTGGCATTTCGAATGCGGCTCTCACATGTTCCCAGTAATTGCGCATGGCTCTGGCGAACTTAGCCAGCTCGCCTCGGCCCATCCAGTAACGCAGATTAATCTCAGGAATTTTCAATCGTCACCCCCAGAGAATTAATGCGCGGTACCGTTAGGTTATTGATGATGTCGGCGTTATCAAATTCGAGGGATTCAATCTCTGAGAACTGTGCATGCAGCTCCTGCCCTAGCCTTGAGAAACTGAATCGAAGAACCGGATTGGTCACCGTTGGCGAGTAATCGGTGTTCTCACGGAAAGCCGCACCAATGAACTGCTCCACTTTAATTTTCAACGCATCTCGGTCTTCCATCGTTAGTGAACGCAGAGGCCAAACTCGGCAGACAATATCGTGGGTCGTTTCTGGCATGGCGAGCACTTGCAGATCATCACCATGACCGTGCTGACCTTCGACACGGATGTACTCATTCAAATCTGCCAACATTTCTGCGGATGGTTCACCAGTGTCTAAAAGGATTAGAGCGTTGGCAGTACCTGGACCACGCGGGGCGTTATGCTCAAAATAAACATTGTCGTCGTTGATACCTGCGCGACTGGTGAGCAGCGAACGGTAAGCCGCATCAATGTGCCATCTTGCAACCGCGCTCCACTGATTACGAATACGAAGGCGGAGTTCGTCATTACTCTCTTTGTCTGCCCCTGCTTCATTCAACCATTCGGCAGGGTTCGTCACTGCGCCAATACCCGGAATGGCTGTTGGCAAAATGTGGTAATAACCTTCACCTAGGTTGTAGGCCGCGCCCTCGTTCTCTGCCTCAACTTCTGCCATCACCATGGTGTCGTTTTCTGGCATCGTCGTATCAGCAAGCACCTTCACTCGATAAATCGTGCCGTTAATCGGTTCGGTCTGTACCCAAGTATCTTTGGGAATAACCAACGCAGGGCCTTTAGACGCAGAGCGTTGAAAGGCGATCATACCTTTGGCTTTGGTTGCACCTTTGCGGGTGAGTTTGCATTGCCATGCTAACAAATCGAGCCATTGGTCTACGGCGGTCGCGACAAACATGTTCGGTAAGACATAGCCAACCAATAAGGTATTGATGAGCCACATTGTGACTTTCACTACGGTGGCTTCAATGAGTCGCCAAAAGGGAGAAAACGGCGAGTCGTTTGAGATGATGGAACCTTCTTTGTCCATCTCCTCTTTGAGTACTTTCTTCCACCCTGCTTCATCGGTAGGGATACCGGATTGCTTCACCAGTTCGGAATAGTCTGGTTTTGGAATATCAGTCATTAACGCTCTCCGTTATTCACTATCTCTAATTGCAACTCACCAAAGTCCATGGTGTCGGCAAATACGTAAATCGTGCCCTCGGTCGGTTCATCCAAACGCACGGTACCTGGTACCAATCGAACGTCTTCTTCAACAAGCAATTCCAGCTTGGTGCGGATATCGGCTTTCTTGGATGGGCTTCGCTCAGCGATTAAATCCACTGCTAAGTTGCTCTCGATGATGGCGTGTTTGATGTCTTGGGCAATCACCGCTCGGTCTTGGATCAAGATCGGGTTGCGGCCTGCATCGAGCACCACATCCCCGTTCTCAATCAAAATGTCCTGGTATTTGTAATCCGCCATTAGCCTGCCGCCATTTCTATTTCACTCGCCATGTCTTGCGGGCTGTTCATGTAGGTTGGATAAATCGCCACACCACCGTAATTGGTTGAGCTGGTTTGGTAACTGGCAATATTCTTGGCTGCGCCACCTGGTTGAATTTGTGCACGAGGCGTAGCGCTTTGAACCGATTTAGATTTCACTTGGGTAGCTTCATCATCACCGCCGAAGCCTGGTATCCAGCTGGTGACACTTTTCACCATGTCCATAACTTGGTTGTACTTACCGATAATCCAGTTAAATACACTCATGAACGCGTTGCGCATGCTTTCAGCCAAACCTGTAACCGCTTGGAATGCTGCTGTGTTTTGCATCGCAAACAGGAAGTCATTCCAGCCTTGCTTTGCCATGGTGGTAAAAGTGAGGAATGCCGCTTTTAAGTCGTCCCAGTAGTAGACCAATGAAGCGACTGCACCGATGAGAGCAACGATACCGATAACTACCCAAGTAATAGGATTGGCAAGTAAGGCAGCAGTGAGTTTTACTACTGACCACATCGCCGCCATTGTGCTCTTAGAGAACGACCACATAGCCAATGTTGTGCCTTTGATTGCAGTCGCACCAAGGCCTAATGTAGCCCATGCAACGGTTACCGTTCCGGTAAGCATCGTAATCATGCCGCCAACGGCTACCAGACCGAGTAAAGCGACTGCCGCTAGTCCTATGTACTTGGTGATGTTTGGAAACAGCTTCGTCCAGAGCATGATTTCTTTTGCGCCATTGGCAAACATTTCCACCACAGGGAGAATCACTGGCAACAACGCTTGTCCAAATGCCGCACGAACCGCAAACACGCCTTGCTCTAAGCGTTCCCATTGGTCGGTCATGGCTCCGGCCATTTGCTCAGCTACATCGAGCCCTTTTACCTTACCGAGATCATTGATTGAGTTAGCAAGTCCATCCGTGTTCTGCATTAAGAGCTGAATCATTGCCGTGGCTTCTTGGGTACCAAATGCTTTGCTTAACTCTGCCGCTTCCGCAACCGAAATCGTGTCACCATATCGGCCTTTGATTTGATTCAAAATATCGACAATCGGTAGCAACTGACCTTGTGAATCGGTGAACGACATATTCAGCGCATCTTGGGCTTTTGCCGCACCCGCAAGGAAAGCTCGGTACTTGGTACCTGCCTCGCTACCACTCATCGTGGACTGCAACGTACCAAGGATCGCCATTTGTTCAGTCATGCCCACACCAACGGAGGTAGCCGAAGCACCTACAGAGGTAAACGCCGCCGACATCTGATCACCGGTGGTCTTAAACATCTGAACCGCTCTTGCCGTCTGGCCACCAAGCATATTTACCCAGTTCGCTTTGCCCATTTGGTTGGCGCTATTCTGGAAAATGCCGTACATGGTGCCGACGTAGTTGGTAATGGTTGAGGTATCGGCTTTTGTTGCCGCAGCAAGCACACCAGAAGCGCGGGTAAACTCGGAAAGTTCATTACCCGCTAACCCTGAAATTGCGGATTGAATGTCATACGAAGCCGCCACAAATTCCGTAGCCGACTTGCCGTAATCCACCGCAAAATTAAGCGCCGTGTCACTCAGCTGCTGAAGCTGCTCATCAGCCACTCCCAATGATTTCACTTCGCCCAGAACACGATCCATTTCTATGGCTGGCATCAATGCATTTTGTAGCGCAAAACCTGCACCCACCATGCCAGCGGCACCCGCCATCATGGTATGAGTACCCTTACGATAGGTACTGGTGACATCATTAAGCTGACGCTGAATGTTGCCCAGAGGTTTTGATATCTGGTTTATCAGTCCAACTCTGAATGTGAGTGCTTCTGGTAACATCGTGTTCCTTATCAGCTAAACGCTTTGGCAACCCCGTTGGCGGTGGCAGCTTGCATGTTTTCCCAATACTGACGCTCTAACCAAATTGCCCTTGCAAGGTTCTCTTCGCTGTCTGTCTCACCCGGCAACCACTTTCGGCGCCAGGTAAGCATTTGTTCGAGCTCGTTGGAGTCCATAGCCCGAACAAGGGCATCTATTTTTTTACTTTGATTTGCAGCTTCGGTGTGTATTCCTTGAGAACTTCACCTACAACTTGAATTGCTGCACCTGGGTTATCGTTCGTCAGTTCACGAAAGGCTTCTTTGCTTTCTTCTGTAACAGTGTTCATCAGAAAGTTATGCGCAGAGTTCACGATTTCACCCTGTGCCAACGCGTTCATGTAGTCGTTATAATCCGCTTCTGTTGGTACGAACGTGATATCTGCATCACCGACCGTTAGTACAATTTGTTTGTTCATGCTACATCTCTCTCTTTATCTAACTTGGTTTCCAAACGGTCGAACCGTCCGTTAATTGAATCTTTCAAATCATCTACGGCTTCCCGTAGTTCATGCTTAGTGGCGTACTTTTCGGCGACATCACCACGCAGTCGCTCAGTGGCTAACTCATTGGCATGGATACGACGGTCATGGTCTCGGGCGGTGCTTTGCCCTTTATCCGTTCTGCCGAAAACCACATTGATGATGGCGATAAACAGCGCTATCGTTGCCACAATCGCCGATACCCATGTTGAATCCATCGCTATTCCTTCTGTGGAATTTCTTTCAAGCGTTTGCCTTGTAATGCGTTGATGATGTCGTCCACGGTTTCTTGCAGAACATCGTTTGTGCTAAGGCCTTTCAAGGTTTCCAAGCCCCATACCACAAGACGTGTGGCGAAACGTTCAAGGATGATTGACCAGCTGATTTGAAAGAACAGACCTTTCAGTACTTCCAACAATGTCTTGCCAACGATTCCAGTTAAGAAATTCATGCTGCTTCTCCGATTAGCGATTGATATGCCTGCAGGTAATCTTCTGCTGTTGCTTTACCTGCGCTTGTGTTCCAGTACTTCTTCGCGTACCGAGCCAAACCTTCGAGGTCATCGGCATCTGGCAAGGCTTCTGGGAACCGAATTAAATTGAGTCGTGCGGCAGCTACTGCGAACTCCGGCGAGATCACCATGTAACGAGGGTCTAAGTTCTCCACGGGTCCAAACATCGACAGTGCATCCAACAAGTGGGGGCGACTCTTACCTAACCACTCGACAAGCCAATTGAAGGTGGCTGGCTCCATTTGGGTAAAGCCCAGTGCTGGCCCACGCACTTGTTTTGAGTAAGTAAACTTTCCGGACTCATGGGCAATAATCATCAGGATCAGATTAATCGCCGCTTGAGTGTTCATTGTGCCTTTACCACCGGATGCCATATCTAAGTGGTCAAGGACTGGCTTCATGATTTTCTCAACAAAGAGCTTTGCTAAATTCATCGGGTCATTCGCTCCAATTCACTTTGACACTGGGTGCAGTAGATGCAACCTGGTACTTTTTGGCGGCGTTCTTCTGGGATTGGGTCGCCACATTCGCCGCATTCATGTGCGCTTTCCCGTTCTTCAATTCGCTTAGCCCTTGCCAGTTGGTTGGCAAGCGCCACTTCTGTGAATTGGGTTTCAAGACCGCAGGCATGGTCGATAACATCTGCCATCATGCCTCCTTGTTATTGAACCAAGTCTTCGGTTTCATCCGGACGCAGGTACGGCACACCGTTGATGCTGACAAAGTCCGGGCTGGTCACTTCGAACGGAAGCTTGTGAACCAATGCACTACCGCCATTCGAATCGGCATCAAGTAGGTCAGAGATTTTGATACGACATCCGAAGGCTTCAATTTTGAGCTCATCTTTATCAATCTTGCCGTAGAACAGCGCGTCAAAATCAGGCATTCCACGCCAAGAACCGGCTTGTTTAGCGGCTTTGCTGAGCAGATTGAATTGCTGAGTGGTCAGCTCCATTTCACCGCTAGCTTCAACGTCGCCATCAGCCCAGCCATCTGGCACACCAGAGGTTTTATTGACGGCGGAATTGTCGGTAATCGACAAACTGACTTTTTGTGCTTTGAGCTTGTAGTCACCCAAAGAGAAATGCATGTTCTTGCCAGAAATTCTCATGCTCATGGATTACGCCTCCGAATCTGCAGGGTTAGTAAGATCAAGCGCGATGTTGACCACGATGTGTTTCGGGCAGTTATGAGGGCGAACCATCAAACCGATCACTACTTTGGTTTTAGTCATCCACTGAATGGTGACGTCACCATCTTCTGGCGGCATGATTTCACCAGGGAACGTAATCCCGCCAATCTCAGTGGTCTTCGACATATCACGCATGTCTTTGCGGAAGTAAGTGCGGTTCAGCTCAATACTCGGAGGCGTTGAGTTGAGAATGCGATCTGCAATACGGCGAATCGCTTTGATACGGACGCGGCGATTAAGCTTGTGAACTGGGCGAACGTATTCGAGGTACTGATAATCACCACCTTTGGCTTCTAAGGTGGATGCATCTGACCAATACACCCCTTCTAAGTCGGCATACCATTGCGGCAGTGAGTAACGGGCGTCGGCCAACGTAGCGATGGTGCTCATCTGCAACGCTTTACCTGCGCTGTCCGTTGGCATGTCACCCAAACTCAATACTGAGCCAGTTGCCACGCGCATAGGGCTATCTGCCACCGTGACGCTTCGGTCACACAAACGGCCAGCCAACACACCCACGTTGTTGCCGTTAAGCTGAGGAACGGGTGTCACGAGGTTTGCAGAAACATCTTTCACCAGATCAAGCATAACGGTTTCGTACTCTGCCCACGTTTGGCCTGTATCAGGCGTTGAATCAATGCCCGCACAAGCGGCGAGGAAGAACACCCAACGACCAAGTTTGCTGGTCAGTTCGGTTGCTTTCGACTGCATATCGTCGAATTCATCTTTAACTGCGACCGGGTCACAAATGGCGATGCCTTCGAAAGAGTCGCTCAGGTTCGCTAAATCAACGGCGGCTTGCCATGTTTCACCATCTGCTAAACCAACAATCGCACCCGTCCAATTTTGTTTGCCGTTAAGCTGGGCGGCTTTCACATTCAGACCAAGCGCATCATCGGCGACAACTTCGTCAAGGTTGGTCATGTTATTAATGCGGGTCACTTTGCCTTGCAGTTCTGCCTTGTCAGTGCGCCCGATGAAAAGCACGTGACGTTCTATCTCAGGGATACCGCCTTGTGCCAAATTGAGATTGTTAACCTCTACCTTTCCGGTTGCCATTGGTGATTTTCCTTACACAGAGTGTTATTTCTTTACGCGAGCCTTCTCGATATTTTTAATGAAGCGCTCTCTTACTTTTTGGGGCTTAGTACCTAACATTTGGCGTTGTGGAGTGTGTACTTTCCACTTTTGCTTACCTTTCTCTTTGCCTGTTCTCATCATTCGAATGATCAGGCCTGCTTGCCCCAAGGTAAGTTGCTTCTCTAAGTTACGAACACTGGGTTTGTTCCAACCTTTTCCGTCTTTACGGCGAATTCGATAGCCAAGCCTACGCAATGCTATTGCTTGCGCTTTGGTACAGGGTGCGCCGTAATCCGGTTCCCCTCTTCGCTTTGTTTGTTCCTTTATATGCTCATGAGCGGTAATCGTTTGAGTTAACCCGGCTTGGTGCACCGCTGCTTTTCTAGCCTTTGTTTTTTGCTTCCACGTCAAATCAAGCATCGTGGCATCATGAAGAACGTAAGGTTCCATCCCATTAGCGAAAGAAGTAAGCACCGCACCTTCACCTCGTTTACGCTTTTCAAACTTTTGGTTGTCGACATCCTTTTGCCTACGGATACGACTGCGCATCATACTTCGTTCCCAACGCCCCAAATCTTTGAGCAACCAGAACCGCTTTTTCTTTGTTAGTGCCAACGCTTCAAGTGCTTTCTTCGCATTGATGGCGTCCTTACCTACTAACTCAATATCCATTGGTTAACTCGTATTCTTCGGCCACATCAATTGGAACTGCCTGCACGCGGTACTTGGTCCCACGCCACGTAATCAAACCTTGCTCATCCGGTATCATTTCGATGGGTTCCATCATTTCGATTTCGATGAGCACGTCAGCGGCTTCATGGCTAATCACATCGACGCTAATTTCAGGATCATCCAGCTCGTGAATGTCGCGCTCTCTATCAAAGTCAGATAACCAACAGGCAACCAAAGCAAACAAGTTACGCGGGTCTAACTGGCGATGAGGGAACTCTTCTATCGAAATAACGGCTTCATAGCGCCAATAGGCGGCAATGTGTCCACCATTACCACGGTCTTCACCATCAACCACAATGGCAGCCCTTTCCTGCCAAGCGTCGATTTTGTTATCGAGCACATTGGAATTCAGGTGACTGACGATGTAATCCGTCAGGTGTTCCAGCTTGGTTTTGTTGTAAGTGGTTTCGCTCATATCGAGTCAATCCCATTCGCACTACGGCCTAGCAGCAAACGCACATCAACATTACTCTGGGTGATAAAACGTGCCTCTTGTTCCGGTTCATCCGTTGCCACGCTTTCACCCTCTTTTCGGCGGTCTTGGGTCGCAAACTCTTTCAGCAGCTCAGCATGAGCCCGACCATAAACCGCACGTTTGTAGAGCATGATTTTCGGGTTGCTCAGCACTGGCTTTTCACCATCTACGATCAAGCTTTCTAATCGTTCTTGGATATTTAGCGAGGCGATGGTCACCGCATAGTTCAAAGAGTCGTTATCAAACGTATGGGGAACACGCCGTAAACTGCGAAATTCAGCCGTGGATAAATCCGGCCATCCTTCACCTGGTATGGCGATATCGACTGCGCTGTTAATATTTCCGCCAAAGCTCATAACGGTTCCTTGCTTATTTAAATTAGGGCGCCTCTAGCCACTGGGTCGACGGTATCGAGTTAGCCGGTTGGCTTCTCTTGCCTCACCAGCCGAGGCGCGGTGGCGTAGGAGTCTTTACAAATTCTTGCCTTCGTTAATGGCGCGAATACGGGCTTCAATCTTTTTGATTTGGGTACCCACCCCCACTTTGCTGTTCTTATCGTGAGCGTGTTGAAGCAGAGCCAATGCTTTTTCCAACGTTTCCACATTGCCGACTGCCGTGGCTTGCGGCTGGCCTTCTTCATTTCGAATCAGGTATAAACCCGCGAACTTGTACCACTTGGCGTGAACTTTCTCGTGCAAGCGCCACTCTTTCTCGACCTTTTCGAACACCTGGGAGAAATAAGGCTCGATGGAGTGACCACGTTCGGATTCAATCTCCGCCCATGCCAACACTTCGTCAGCACAGAACGTCGGCCAATCACGACGGAAGTTTTCTGGTGTAGGCAAATCCAGCTCAATGGCTTTCATGCACCACTCAATCGCGGAATCCAGCTCTTTAATGTCGAATAGCCAAACCACCAAGTTGGTAAAGATTGGGTTTTCGAACGCTTCACCGCTTTCTAAGTAGGCTTGAACATACGGCTTGTACTTCGGTACCAGTACTTCACGCTTATGCTTAATTCGATCAGCGATGGCATTTAACGAGCGCAAATACTTGCGGTCTTCTTCAAATTCAATCAGCTTGATGTGCAGGCTGTCGGTATCTGCACCGGAACTTACCCCCGGTGCAGACTGGTTAGCCTGCTTTTCAATGAGCTGTCGACGCTGTTTTGCTAATGGGCTAACCATGCATCACTCCTTAAGCTGCAGGCTCAACAACAGTCACCGCTTCAATCGCAGCGAACTTGTTCAGGTTGCCGATGGCGTAACCTTCCATACGGATATGGTTTTGTTTGAAGCGAAGCGTATCTTCATCGTTCTTTTGCTTACGCCACTGCGTACCTTCCTGCGTGAGTACTTGCAGGTTTTTAGTGTTGGTTACCCAAACCATATCGGCAGGGAAGAAAGGCGGCGTATAGGCCTGTTTACCAGCAATGGTTTTGGCTAACTGCTGTGCGGCTTTGTGTTCCGTTGGTGTGTTTGCTGATTCCAATAAGCGATGCTGCTCTGCTGCAACCAGGTTGGAACCGACGAGAACCACAAGATCAGGATCTTGGCGGTGCTCTGGTGCAATCGTGGTATTGATCAGGTCTTGCACCAACGAATCCAGGTTTTTGTAAGAATCCACCGTTGCACCTGTTGGATCGAGGTCTGCACTAGGAAGAACTTGGCTCGCTTTCTTCTCTTTGGCGATGGTTAACCAACCTTTATTCACGTCCTGACCCAGTGGATTTGCGACTGGGTCTGTTACCGTTGCAGCAGATGTACCATTGAAACCCACACGTAGAATATCGAGAGCAAAACGGCGCGAGATGGCATTTTGCATCATCTTCAACCATTCATTTTTAGAGCCTGAGTTCGCCCATTGAGTCATGGTTTCCCAAAGAATGTGCGCCCCAGAATCAGTTTTAACCAACTCGTAGGTGTTACCGCTTTGGCCTACTTCTACGCTAAAGCGCTCATTGTTGCCGCGGCCTGTTGATAGGCCATCGTTACCGACATCAACAACCTGGCCTTTGATTTGCTGTACAGGCAGCATCGCGATCATGCCCAAGAAGGCATCTGACTGCATAATTGCCTGGCGCAGCTTAGTTTCCATTGGCGGCGTAAGGTTAAACATGGTTTGACCTGCTGACGCGCCTGCACTTGTCAACATTGTTGCAGAGAACTCTTGCAGGTATTGAGTTGAAATTGCGTTCAGCATTAAAACATCTCCTTAGCTGAGAATTTATCGTCAGCGCCAGAACCATCTGGTTCTTGACCGGGAACTTCTTTTGAAAGTTCAGCGAATTTTGTTTCGAGACCGTTCACTTTCTCGATTAACGGTTTTAGTTTTTCGTCCAGAGTGGCAGAGAACAGCTCAACGCTTGTTCCCTTCTCTTCTGGCTCTGGCGTTTCTGGTTCGTCTTGCAAGTTGAACTCTTCTTTCAGTTCTTGCTTGAACTCGCCTTTGAATGCAGAAAACTGCTCTTGCAGTGCTGCTTTAAGTTGCTCTTCGGTCACATCGGTGTCCTCTACTTTTGATGGAGTTTCTGGCTCTTCATCGCCAGAAGAGAAAAATTCATTAAATGCCGCGAAAAAACGGTCTTTGCGCGTGAAGCAATCGGAAAAATCAACTTCTTCCAATGCGCTGCACTCTAATTCGGTTGTTTCACCAGATTGACGAGAGAATTGAAGGAGCGAGGTACCTGTGGAGGCTGGGGAGTCAGTCGCAGCTAGGCCCATTAAATAGCAACGCCCTTCGCCCTTGTAATCGGGATTTGGTTCGATGGATGTGAACAGCTTTTGCTTTTTGCGGTTAGCTTCCAGCATGTATTCGTTTGGCTCAAGCTTCGCGAACAGACGTAATTTGCCGCCTTCTTCTTCCGCTTTAAGCTCAACAACATTGCCCCAGTTTTCACCGTAGCCATAAAATCGACGGTGCTCTGGCCAGATTAGCGCGGTGTACTCTTTCGGGTCATAGCTTGCCGCCATTTGCTCAATCCAATCACGGGTAATTTTGCGCCCGTCTACGGTTGGCCCCTCAGTAGCAATGATTTTCCAGTCACTAATCTTTGGCATTTTGGTACTCAAACTTGTCATTCACATATCGGTGTGAGCAAACAATACGCCTTTGAATAACGGCTTTCAGCCACTTCAATTCCTACTAATTCGGATTTAGCCAAAATCCGAATTTTCAGGAACTTATCTAGGTCATCTGCAAGTTTTCGGCGCGTATGATGCAGCTATGGCATATTCAGATGAAATAAGAGAAGCCGCGAAAAAGCTCTATTTACGTGGTGTTCCTCCGAAAGAAATTGCAGCTCAACTGAACCTTAATAGTGAGCGCATCCTTTATACCTGGGCGGAGAAATTCGGCTGGGCTTTGTTGCTGGATGAATTGTCTGTAGAGCAGATGATTAACCGCCGTTTGGCGGTGCTGATAGATAAAGATGAAAAAACCGATCAGCAGCTCAAGGAAATGGACAGGCTTATCGATCACCACGTTAAGCTGTTAAAAGCTCAAGCTGATGCAAAAGCCAAAGCAGAGCGACACCTTTCGCCAGGCAGCTCACCAAAGAGTGATGGTGACTCATCAAAACAAAGCAGCAGTAACGGCAACCGCAAAAGAAGCCGTAAGAAAAACAACATTGAGCACCTGACAGAAGATGACTTTAAAGGCTGGCACGAATCTCTGTTCGAATACCAGCATACGATGCGCAATAACATCAAACAGCGTATTCGTAATATTCTTAAGTCTCGCCAGATTGGTGCTACTTACTATTTCAGTGGTGAAGCCTTAGAAGATGCGATTCTGACTGGTGATAACCAAATTTTTCTTTCTGCATCACGCGCACAGGCTGAGGTTTTCCGCAGCTACATCATTGCGATTGCGAAAGAATTCTTAGACATCGAGTTAACCGGCAACCCTATCATTCTCTCTAACGGTGCCGAGCTGCGCTTTTTGTCCACCAACAGCAAAACCGCGCAGAGTTATCACGGCCACGTTTATGTCGATGAATATTTCTGGATCCCTAAGTTCGACGAGCTGAACAAACTTGCCTCGGCAATGGCAACACATAAGAAGTGGCGCAAAACTTACTTTTCTACGCCATCGTCGAAAATGCACCAGGCTTACCCGTTCTGGACTGGAGATCAGTGGCGCAAAGGTAAAGACTCCCGCGCCCACATCGAATTCCCGACTTTTGATGAATTCCGAGATGGTGGTCGCCTCTGCCCAGACAAACAGTGGCGTTATGTTGTCACCATTGAAGATGCCGCGAATGGTGGCTGTGACTTATTCGACATTGACGAACTGCGCGAAGAATACAGTGATGACGACTTCAAAAACCTGTTTATGTGTGTGTTTGTCGATGGTTCGTTGTCTGTCTTCAAATTCTCTGACCTTGAAAAAGGCATGGTGGATGCCGCTCACTGGCAGGACTTCAAGCCAAATAACAAACGACCTTTTGCCACTCGGGAAGTTTGGTTGGGTTATGACCCAAGCCGAACCCGAGACAACGCCTGCTTGGTGGTTGTCGCTCCGCCTGTCGTAGCGGGTGAGCGTTTCCGTGTATTAGAAAAACACTATTGGAAAGGGCTGAACTTCCAATATCACGTTGCGGAAATAGAGAAAGTCTTTCAGCGCTACAAAGTGACTTACATCGGAGTCGACACCACGGGTATTGGTGGCGGTGTTTGGGACTTAATTTCTAAGAAATACCCACGTGAAGCTCACGCCATCCACTACAGCAACGAAAACAAAAACCGCTTGGTAATGAAGATGATTGACGTCGTAGAAGCCAAACGCCTGCAGTTCGATGCGCAGCACAAAGACATTGCCATGGCGTTTATGGCGATTAAGCGTGTCCCAACGGCCAGCGGTAACGCCATGACCTTTAAAGCAGAACGCAGTGAAACGACCGGACACGCCGATGCATTCTGGGCAATCTCTCACGCCATCATTAACGAGCCGTTAGATCACTCAACACCAACTAAATCAACCTGGGCCACTGCAGCATGACCGAGCAAATGAACACTTTAGTCAAACAAGAAGAACACGCGCCAGAGTCGGTCTATCACATCGACTCCTCACCAGAGTCCATCGACTCAAACAGTTGGATGACCACCTATTCAGATTTGTTTTACAACGATGGTGACGACTATTGGGAGCCACCGATTTCACGCAGTGGTTTAGCCGATATCGCCCGAGCAAACGCCTATCATGGTTCACTGCTTATCGCTCGAGCCAACTATGTGGCGGGACGCTTCCAAAGTGGTGGTGCTACCCGCCGCCGGCATATCCAAGCCTTTTGTCGTGATTACTTCACCTTTGGCGATGCTGCGTTTCTTAAAATCCGCGATGGTTTCAAACGAGTGGTTCGCCTGCATCCATTACCTGGCATGTACCTCCGCAGACGAAAAAACGGTAATTTCGTGATTCTTGAGCGCGACAACCAGCAGCGAGAATATAAAAAGGAGGATGTTATTTTCTTGCCTCAGTATGACCCACAGCAGCAAATCTACGGTTTGGCGGATTACTTAGGCAGCATTCAGAGCAGCTTGCTGAATAAAGACGCTACTCTGTTCCGCCGTCGCTACTATAAGAACGGCGCACACATGGGCTTTATCTTCTACGCCACCGACCCAAACCTTAGTGAAGAAGATGAAGAAATGTTGAAGCAGAAGATCGCCAGTTCTAAAGGCGTGGGTAACTTCCGCAGTATGTTTGTAAACATTCCGAACGGCAAAGAGAAAGGGATTCAATTGATTCCGGTTGGTGATATCGCCACTAAAGATGAATTTGAGCGCATTAAAAACATTACCGCACAGGATATTCTTGTCGGCCACCGCTTCCCAGTAGGTAAGGCTGGCATTATTCCGCAGGGCACGACCAGTTTAGGCGACCCAACGAAGATAGGCAGTGAATACGCCAAGGATGAGATAATTCCGGTGTGTGAGCTGATTATGGATGAGGTGAACTCAGACCCAGAGGTACCTAAGCACTTGCGGCTTAATTTCAATTTAATACATGGAGATACGGCCTAAACCCTCACCCATAACTGTATAAAAATACAGCTTTTTGACGTATGATTATTAAGTCAGTTAATAAGCTAGGTGTTTTATATGAGAGTGTTGTGTCCAGAATGCGGCGAGAAAAGTCGCATCCAAAAATCTAACCGTATATCTTCGGGTTATGCCGACTTATATTGTGCTTGTAGCGATGCAGAGTGCGGGCACACATTTGTGATGAACTTGTCTTACAGCCACACGCTAAGCCCTTCTGCGAAAACGACTTCACAGATGGCATTTAACTTGGTTAAAGCTCTAGCACCAGATCAGAGAAAAGAGTTGAAGCAGCAACTTTCAATGCTATAACTTGAACTCTGGACTATCCACTTCATCAGCCATTTGGATGATCATCTGAATGGCTTCTACTTTGTCGTTATCGAGTTTACCTTGATTGTCTGCGACCACTAATCCCATCAAATACGCACCGACCTGCGCACGGCTTTCGGCTTCAGTGCTTAACGCTACTCCATCGATGATGAGCTCCAGTGCTTTCTGGAATAACTGGTTTTTATTAGACATATCAATACCCTTAACAACGACACTGTCAATATACTGTATATACATACAGTTTTCTACCACTTCTTTGCAGCCGATGTCACTGTATCGAAAGTTGATATAGGGAATCTCATCGTCCGAACTTTTTATCTAAGTTGGTATCCATTCTTCTTTCATGAAGCTTTCCCAGGCAGGATCAGACCTGTCTAACTCCATTTCTAGAAAGTACTTGTCGAGTATTTTTTGGCTTTTAGGTGGAATTCTACAGTTATTGCCACTGGACCAAGGGCGGTCGCTCCCGCTCCCTTCAGAAGCCTCCGACAAGTCGGAGTCTTTCTTGATGAGTTTCCATTCCGTTTCTCGTGTATAAACAAGTAGACCTGAACCTTCCACACCATCAGTAACAGTAACAATTTCACCGTATTTGTTTTCGCGTTCTTTTGTAACTAAGCGGATTGGACGCTCAGACGACCTAAGTCGATGGCCACCCATATAATCCATGTAAGCAGAAAAGAAACCGCAGTCGGCCGCTCTTCTGGCCTTTTCAAACAAGCAGTATTCTTGCTCTTCATCGATACGACGAAGCTCTCGCCAAATGGTCACTGGCGGCGTTTTCTGGAATTGGAACTGACGAAAGCAGAATGTACGTGACCAAGCGGTGACGTTCTTTACGGTTTCTTGAAGCTTGGCTCTTTTATTGTCTCGGTCGACTTCGCCTTCAAGGGCATAACCATCAACGTTTTTAGAAATGTACTTGGCTAGATAAGCAACGGCACCTCCGGCAGATTTATCGATCAGCTTTGCATCAAAGCGCGCTTTCATCGCTTTGGTTCTTGGTGTGCCGTCTTCAAAATATAGGTCTTTGGGCTCTCTAAACTGATACGCTTCAAGCCCTGCGATGAACGCCTTTACGTGCTCTAACGGCATGAAAAATACGCCATGCCAGTGAGGTGTGCCGTCTTGGTGAGGCTCGACTACTCTCATACCGTAATACACCAGCTCACGGTAATCGGCCCAGGCTCTAAACAAATTCCAGCCATGGCTTAGCCAAGCATGTGCGTCTTTAGGGTTAGCACCGTCAAACTTGGGGTTTTCTATCCAGTATTTACCGTGTTGTTTGAGCCTGTGAAATCGGCTCGGTGAGGTCATGGTGACAAAGATTGCGACATGATCATTGCTCTCTGCATATTCCTGGCAACCAGCAATACGCGTCATTAGCTCATGTCTACGATTTGCGGGATTGCTTTGAGACGAATCAATGACTGTTTTTAGGTCAACTACGTCCCCGCTTTCGGACTCTATCGCCATCAACTCAATCCACTCTCGTTGACGGTCTTGGCGAATAGTTAACCATTCACAAGCAGAGTTAGAAGCATAAGGTGAGCTATGTGGGGAAACCATACCAGCAGCACGACGAGCATTCTCAAATACTGCAACAACAATACGGCCAATAGCTCTGCGCCAAAACGCTTCATCCATTAGCCTAACAATCATTGAATATGCTTGGTTGGTATCCTCAACATGTGCGAAATGAGGTAGCCACAGAGAAGCGCCTGTAAATTCATTGATAAATGAGATTGTCTCAATTGGTGAGAGCCCATGCTCTGACGCTAGCCTGACTCGGTTTCCGCAGCGCCCGGCCATTTCAACAGCCAATTTCGCTCTTTTGATTTCATTATCAACTTTCCACCAAGCTTCAGGTAACACGGAAAACGCAGATGCAACAGCGCTACTGCGCTTTTCAATAAACTCAATTGCACGCTTAAAGCCATACTTTTTTAAACGGCTCGAGGCCGCTTTATCAATATAGTTTCGGATATCAAAAGGCAGCTTGAGCTTGTTAGCGGTCATAGATGCAAACTCAAACACTCGTTCGCGAGGTGTAAGATCTCCATCATGAACCCATACACCATTCACGAAAGAAAGTTGGGAAGTGCCTTTTTGATTATCCAGATAGGAAATCAACTCCCGATGCAGATTGCTTGGGAGTCGATTTAGTGGATTGCTTAGGTTAATGTTGTTCTTCTTCATGAAAGTTAAGAACGTGCCACCACACGATTAGGTAAACGCAAAGACTTTTGCTTTTGTTTCGTGAGCCACACTCTTTTGCGTCGCTCACGCTCTGTTTCTGTTGTTGCTCGTTTTGCTTCAAGCTCAGCTCGTACCTTCTCTAACCAAACAAGGCCACGTTCTTTGTCCTCTTTTGTCAAAGAGTAATGCGGCAAATCCGGACAAGGTAAATGGCAAGGTTCAGTAAAAGTTTGAATGCTCATATCTCGGCAAACTCCTGTGCATCTACAACGATAAACCCGCCTAGCCCTTCGCCTTCGCTTAAAACTCCGTGGCGAACGTGGTTACAGTTAAGTAGCTCGCACGCTTGATTAATGGCATCGTCTAACGAATCGAAATCTCCAAGCGCCGTTGTTTCTGGCTCTTGAGTGTGTTTGTGGCGCTTCATCGCACCATCACCAAAAAGTCGAATAGCTACGTATTGCATTAGGCACGCTCTCCTCTCTCGGAGATGGCTTTCATTTCTAAACCCGCTTGTCGCCGAATATCTTGCCAAAGGCGAATATTAGAGTTTTGCTGGCACTCTTGCCCTTCGACTGGGTTCTGTTGGTACTTGCTGATGTTCAACGCAGCAACGTTCTGTATATGTAAAGCTTCTTCTAGGGTGTTCAGTTCGATCGTTATCATGGGGAAATATCCTTACTATTCTCTGGAGTTAACTCAGTCCAGGAACCGGTGCACCACTGGCGATGAAATCCACGCTCATACTTAGTAATGGCGTGATGCCCGTTGTGCGACTTTCAAGATCAGAGATAAGCGCGACCAGATTGCTGATACTGCAATGCGCCTTGTCGATGATGGTTTGCTTGTGTGAACGGCTAATGCGGGTGCTTCCGCCGTGTTCCAGCGCCATGCGAGATAGGTCGCCAGAGTGCACCGCGTTTTCGAGCGCCCGCTTGATAAAGGTTTCTTCACTCGCATCACTTGGGACATGCGCCATCACCACACCAAGGCCAAGCAAAAGGCTATTAAGAATGGTGTAGTTGCCACTCGCTTTGGTTATCAGCACAAGTTCTACGTTGGTTAGAATGTGCGGCTGCTCTGGGTTGAGCTTATTGCGCAGCATAGTGGCATTCATTCCTACGGCTTTTGCTAACTTGGTCATGTTCTCCGAGTTCGCAAATGCACAACACGCTTCATTAAATGCCTTTTGTTTAGAGCCACGGAATTCGCACATTGAGTCAATTTCGTTCATAGCGAATACTCAATTGAAGAAATACGGTACGAAAACGAAACCCCAACCAAGGATGTTTAGCCACCAAGGACAATGCTCTTTGGTTGGAGTTAAGGAAGATAAGCGCATGATCACCTACCCCAAGTTTTCCATTGCTTCTCGTGTAGCAATTTCAAGTAACGCCACCATGTTGATGAGCGGTGTTTCTTTAGGTTTCGTTTTACTTTTAATAGGTAAGCGATTATCTGCTACCCAATCCATGATGGTGCGCTTTGGCATACCAGAGAACTGGGAATATTGGTCATACGTCATGAAAGGTGTATTTAGGACTACTTGATATGAAAGCATAATGCTATCCTTGTAAGTTATTGATTGTTTATATTCGGGTGATTGAGTTGCAGCTCGCGTCCGATTTCATTTGGAATTATTGATCGCATATGAAATCTTGTCAATTCCCAATTCAACCGCCCAAGTACGTTGGCGGGAAAGAAGTTATCGAAAGGTTGATGCAGGCCACAAATACCAGCTCCAACCAAGCGTTAGCTGATGCCTTTGGTTTACCTAAATCAACCGTTGGCACGTGGCGACATAGAAACTTAGTCCCGTACGAAATTGTAATTCGATTGCATTTGGAAACAGGAATCTCTATAAAATGGCTAACACTTGGCCAGGGTGAGCCATATGAAAGCCCAAGTGAGCACACTCATATTTCAAAGAAAAACGAAACTAAACAGATTTTCGATGCCGACTGTTTTCGAATAGAGGAAGGAAAACTAGTTAACCAAGGGAGTCTTGCTTTGGATAAAGCGATGCTTGATGAACTTGGTGTTGTCAATGTAATGGCAATAAAAGGCGAGTCCGCTACCTATTTCGTAAATAAAGAATCTCGGCAGGCAGTAAGCGGCACATACCTAGTCGATATGGACGGCCTATTCTCCCTGAACGAAATCCAACGCTTACCAGGAAAGAAACTAGCGATCAGCTTTAATGGTTCCACTCTGACAGTAGAGGAAGACGAAGTAAGGGTTGTGGGTAGAGTTGCATTGGTGATGGAGAAGAAGTGATGGAGAATGCAATAACTCAACATACCGAGTTATTGACGATTTAAAGTCATATCAATAAGGTTGCTAGATGACAAAAATAATAATTGACGACTCTTTAGATAAAGTAATCGCCTCATATAAAGAGTTAATTGAAGTAACAAATACAATAGATTTTGAAAAAGATAATCATGTTACTTTAGAGCTAAAGGATCAACTAAAAAAACTTGAAATTTCCATTATAAAAATAGAAGAAGAGTGGTCTTCAGGAAATAAAGAGTTATTCAAAGCTTTAAACGACTCTAAATCAATACTGACCAATATATATGTTCTACCAGAGAGCAGTGGTTTAAATTTTGATACCAATTTAAATGTAGATAGTGAAATTCCAAATAGAGGTCTTCTAGATAAAAAAGTAAAAGCACTATCACTGGCAATAAGATCATATGGTATTACCTTCACCGTTGAAGGTATTGATATGCTTGGTGACGATGTCACTAAACTAATAAAAAACGAAGAGGTCATATCAAAGAAAGTTATTTCTATTCAAAAAGATATTGACGAGTTAAAAAATTTAAATCTTCAAGAGATAGAAAACAAATCTATAGAGCTTGAAGAAATTATATCTAAAAGAATATCCGATTCTGACCATCAAATAATTCAAAAAATAAACAGCAACACAAATGAAGCAACAAAAAAATTAGATAATTTATCTAGGCAATTCACAGATAGCTATAGTACCTGGTCAAATAAGCTCTCAGAAGAACGTGAAGAAATAATATTTAAAACAGAGAAGAATATTAGTGAATTACAAGCTAAAGTTGAAAGCTTGTCCTTCGTACTAGAAAGCAACATAAGAAAAGAAGTCAATTCGTTTGCAAACCAGAAAAGGAAGCTTACTGAAATATTGGGCTCACTAAGCGAATTTCGTCGTTCTAAATCTGACATAGATCAAGCAGAGAAAGAAAAGAAAACTGCAAACCAATTTCGGTGGCTTGGTTTATTTATGATGCTGCTTCCCTTAGCTGCATTTATTCTTTTCTTTGTTGGTTTTACGGCTAACAATAATGATGTTTCATCTCTTACATTCGTATTCCCAGACGAAGTGACAGGCTACTTCCTTCGATTTCTAACTATAATTTTATTTAGTTCGCCTTCTGTATATCTTCTCAAAGAGTCAGCTTACCACCGAGGTCAAGAAAGACACTACAGAGAACGGGGACTGCAGCTTGCTTCTATCGGTCCATACCTTGAAGAATTCACGCCAGAAAAGCGTATAGAGGCCAAGCAGCAGCTTATGGATAATTTTTATAGGCATAATGAAGGGAAAGCCGATAGTAGTAATGTTCCCGATTTTATCAAGAACATGAATGAAGCGGTTAAGTTGGCACATGCGATAAAAACACCGCCAGAAAAAGAGCCAAGCAAGAGAGAACAAACGAATACCGTTCGCGGTTAAATAATATTTTAGGTTCCGAGACTCGGAGCCTATTTGGTAATAAATAGCTCAACAATTCAGATAAATGTAAAGTTTGTCGGTAGAGTTGCGCTAGAAATTATAAAAAACGATGTAAATGATAAAAAGCTAGGTTCAGAAGAATGGATAAAAGTGTATTTGATTTTGAATTAAAACAACCAGTATCGGTCTGGAACAGAGAAGTCTCAATAGACTTTAAGGAATTCTTCACTGCTCTAGGTAAGAGTGTTGTGTCAGGTGTATTTCTTGACTACAAGGGGGTATGCGAAAACCTTGTAGATAGCGTGAAATCTTCTGGACTCACTGAACAGCCTGCGCCTGTACTTGCATGGGAGTTGATTAATGTCGCTCTTTTAAAGTCAATTTCAGAACTCGTCTTCGAGTCAAAAGAGTTATTCGAAGAAGTCGAAAACTCGAGTAGCAATGCAGAAGAATTAGCACAGATACTATTTGCTACAATCAAAAATCAAAAAGTCGCCATCAATAGTGAATTCTTTGATAAGCCTCAAGAGCTAGAGCTTCTCGAAAAGCTGGAGCAACCAATCACAGATTGGCTAAGACTTCTTGGTATACCACAAGCATCAAGTTACGCGATATATCTCCGATTAAAAGATAGATTCGCAATGAACTTGCACTCTGAATGGGTTTCAGAGCCCGCTAAATATGCAGCAATTGAAGAAGCATTAGTAAGCCCATTTTTAACCGCGAACCAAGAAATCAGAAACTGGACAAGGTACAAACTTTGGCTTCAACAAGAAGCAAACAAGCCCGTATTTTCTGAAGCGTTTGGTTTACAGCAAGTATATATTCCTCTCAGGGGCTACTATAACGCAACGGAATGTCTTTCCGATGAAGAGCTTGATGAAGAGCTTGATGAAGAAGCAACAACAAATCGTTCACCGAAAAAGCTAGTTGTAGACGTGCATAAAGAAATCGCCAGATGGATTTCTGACTGCGATATAGATGAACCGTTGAAAGTTATTAGTGGAGGGCCAGGATCTGGTAAATCTTCATTTGCGAAGATATTGGCGGCAAAGGTGGCGAAAGAAACCCCAGAGTTACCAGTTCTATTCATACCACTACATCACTTTGATATCGATGGGGATCTAAATGAGGCGGTAGATAAGTTTATCGCTGGTGACAGGTACCTAACCTCTAATCCACTCGATAGCAGTAATGGATGCTCTAGACTCCTAGTGATTTTTGATGGGTTGGATGAACTGTCAATGCGTGGGAAGGCGGCTTCGGACTCCGCCAAAGCGTTCGTCGAAGAAGTAATAAACCAATTCAATCGCTATAATGCTCAAGGGCACAAAAGACAAGTCATTATTACTGGCCGTGACATGGCAGTGCAGTCATCCTCCATCAAGCTTAGGAAGCCTAAGCAAGTACTGCATCTGCTACCATACTTTATAGAAGACACTAAGGATTATTATGACCCTAATCAGCTTCTGGACAAAGACCAGAGAGACGATTGGTGGGTTAAATATGGTCGCGCGAAAGGACTTGACTACCAAGAGTTTCCTACTCCGCTTAATACAAAAAAATTAGAGCCGATTACAGCAGAACCACTCCTAAACTATCTCGTAGCTCTGACATACGAAGGTGGACGGGTCGACTTTTCCAATGAAGTCACATTAAATACTATTTACAGCGACTTGTTGGAAGCGGTTCATAAACGACAGTGGGACCATGGAAATCACAAAAGTATCGATCATTTAGAAAAAAAAGATTTTTTGAGAATATTGGAAGAGATTGCGCTGGCTGTTTGGCATGGTCACGGCAGGACAGCTACGTCCAGTAGCATTTTCAACGCATGTGAAAGAGCTAAACTAACACCTCATCTAGAGAAATTTCAAGAAGGTTCAAAAAAAGGTATTTCAAGGCTACTTACAGCGTTTTATTTCCGCGAATGTGACTCATCTTCGGGTACTGACAATTCATTCGAATTTACTCACAAGAGTTTCGGAGAGTATTTAATTTCGAAAAGGATTGTTCGCCAGCTAAATGTTACTTTCCAACTTCTTGCCCAACATGACGAAGAGCCCGACCTTGGAAAGGATGAAACTGAACTTTTATTAAAATGGACGGAAGTTTGTGGTCCAAACCCTATAGATCAATATATTTACGAATTTTTGAAAAATGAGATCATAAGCAAGGGCGAAGTTCGTTTTGAGTGGTTTTCCTGTTTAAACAGGCTAGTCGAGGTTGCCTTACTTAAAGGTATACTTGTTGAGCGGTTACCTATGCTTAGCTATAATGAAATGAAGCAGTATTCTGATAATGCATTGGAATCCCTATTCATTTTGCAACACTTTTGCAAACATGACATTAATAAACAAAAAGAAAACTTACTGTTAGGTACGAACCTATCCATATCTCGTAATAGAGTTAGTGAGCAGTTAGCCGCGCTGCTAAATGTAAATACTTCTAGAAGACGCCTGCCTTTACTTCGTTCACTTACTGGCTGTGATTTTTCTTTTCTTAAACTAAATCAAATAAACCTTTCTGATGCCAACATATCTAATTCTTTTTTTAAAAGGACTTTTTTGCAATATATATATGCTCGCAATTTGTTAGCAGAGGACTGCAATTTTTACGGAGCTTACATGAATGGCTCAGTTTTTGACAGGAGTCGATTGTCTGGTAGTAATTTTTCAAATGTTCGTATGAGAGAAGCTAAACTAAAGAACAGTAATATTAGTTTCGCCAATTTCAGCGAAAGTAAACTGCAATATTCCCAATTTGTCGAAGTCACTGCTGTCGAAACGAATTTCTCTAACTCTGAAGCTAGGTATATCAATTTAGCTTTCTCAGATCTGAGGCGTGCTAAGTTTTACAAATCAGACCTAACTGGAGCGGATCTAAGCAATACAGATCTAAGTGGTGCCGACCTAACTGGCGCGAAGATTGAAGGAATAAAACTTGCTAGCGTGGTAGTAGATGAAAATACAATTCTTGATGTCGATACTGAAGGTTTAACAAAATCAACACTAAGTAAATTGGAAAAACTGAAAGAAAAGCAAAAATCACTCAAAAGTTAATGCGGCCTTTTTGTGTACCCCACCAAGAAGGTTAAAACTTGCAAGGGAACACATCTTAGTCGACGCGCAAAAGCTCCGTTATTCGGGGCTTTACTTTAATAACAAGCTGACTGCTCCACTAACAAATGACACTTGAACTAGATAACGCTGGGCGAATTGCTCGATTAATAACAATCTCAAAGCCTCTCACTACAACTCACATCAATGATGCTGTGGATGTTTTCGATAGCTTGAATGGACAAATTGATTCCTATCTCCCGTCCACGGGTTACGATTTACTAATCAACGGTAAACGTTATCCTCCTAAAGCTATTTTTGGCTTAGCACTGAGTAGCCTACTTGGTGAACCTGTGCTCTCTAGCCACTTTACTGGGGGAGTAGGCAGTGACTGCTTTAAGGTGCTCGAAAGATTGGGCTTTGACATCATTCCTAAACCAAGGCCGTCGCAGAAAGATGGGCTTGTGCTCTATCAAAAATATGATCGTGAACAGCTAAGCGAAATTTTTAACCCGGAAATGAATTTCTCAACAGGTTCAGGTCGTTGGGGAGGCTCTGGAATCGTACCACACACGCCACGTAAAAATGATTTCACGTTTATCGTCACGCTAGAAGACCAAGAAACATACAAAGACTATCTCACTCAAGATGGCGTCATATTCTGGAAGTCACAGAAAAGGCATGATCAAAAAAGTGACTGGATAAAGTCATTTTGCACGCACGATGAGAACATCAATACAATTTATCTGTTCATGCGTGTAGCCGCTACCGATGATTATACTTTTTTTGGCCCTCTTTCGTTCAAGCACTGTGACGAAAACACAAAGAATCCTGTTCACTTTCAATGGAAACTTCTTGATTGGCCGTTGCCAAAAAACATATATCAAGAATTTAAAGAGCATATAAACGGAGATTCACTCGAAACTCCCCCAGAATTTGAACCTTCTAATGTTTCATTGACTGAAACTACACCACCAAAGCCACGCTCCAAGAGCCGCTCTACCAGCAAAAGCAAAAACTCAGGTGATGTTGATTGGGCCAAACGCGAACAAAGCAACCGCACACTCGGCTTAGCTGGAGAACAGCTGGTTATGCAGTATGAAGTCGAACAACTAAAGGGAGCTCGAAACCGTCCTGACTTAGCAGGTAAAGTTGAGCACATCGCTCTAACAGACCCAGCCGCGGGATATGACATTCGCTCTTTTGATAAAGATGGCAACGAAACGTTCATTGAAGTCAAAACGACCCGAGGCAGTAAAGGTAGTGCCTTTTACATATCGCGAAACGAAGTCGAAGTTTCCAAATATTTAGGCGAACAATTTTTAATCTATCGTCTATATAACTTCGATTTTGATTCCGATACCGCGGAATTTTATAGTATTAGTGGCTCGGTAGAGGATAATTTTGAACTGGTCCCCGAGACTTACAAGGCCTACTCGCTCTAAAAAACAGGGGCCTTTAATTAGGCCTCTTCCAGTTCTGAATCTACTACCTTGACCTTTCTAAATGACAGATACTTAGTGAAGGCTGTCGAAATGATAACCTTATTGTTTGGTGATATACCCACGTGACCAACAATAATCACGTCTGAGCCATCTAGCTCCCCTACTTCTTTTATTTTGAAATTACGAAGAACCTGTTCTTTTAGATCAGAAGACAAGCTAACGCTTGGCTCTGTGCGATAATCTCCATAGTTAAGCCAAAGCGTCCCTTTCTTATCAATATTTAGGTTGTTAATAGGGCCCCAAAAAATGTAATCCTTCCCAATATGTTGCTCACTAGCTTCATGAATGGGTACTAAGCAGTTGGATAGAGTGTCGTTAATTATTTCTCTACCACCATCAGCAACTATATTGATTGTTTGGCCCTTATCGCCATAGTTTGGATTACGGCATAGATTAGTGAGAAGAGCTCTTAAAGATTTGTTTAATGGATAGCCAGAACTCCCACCAATTCCAATGTTTGGCCTCGGAGTTTGCCTAGTTGAGGGTTCATCGCCGTGCTTGTCGTTATCCCGAGAGACATATAGCTGTTTAGCACCTGCTTTATCTAGGTCAACACGGATATCATGAGACAATTCGCCGTCTTCATCCTCATCTTCACTTCCGTCTGGCTTGACCAATACTGTTGACGCATTGCAACCTTCCAGGTGTCGAGCCGCAAAACAAGCCATTCGTTCAATTTTAGACGTTGTATAACCTTTGACGTACCAGGTTTTCACACCACATTCGGAACAATCGATCAAACCGCGATATTTATCTGGATTCGCTTCGTACTGCTCTGTGGTGCAATCACTGCCGTCTTCTCTATAAGTACAAACAATCATTCGCAACGCCTTTAACTATAAACTTTAGTTAATTTAACAGGTTACTGAACATTCAACTAACAACCAACAAAGTCATTGTGATACAGGTCGCTACATTATTGTACGTTATTCCACAATCAAACATTGTTTGAATTAACATCAAACATTAAACTGTATATACATACAGTTACGCATTGTTTATTTATGTCTATCCGCAACTTAAAAGACGGTTCAAAAAAACCCTGGCTTTGTGAATGCTACCCAAACGGTCGAGTAGGTAAACGCGTTCGTAAGAGGTTCGCTACTAAAGGGGAAGCTGCTGCTTTCGAACGATTCACCATGCGAGAAGTAGAAGATAAGCCCTGGCTAGGTGTTAAACCTGATCATCGCCGTTTATCTGAGCTGGTTGCATTGTGGTTTAAGTTGCATGGCAAGAATCTAAAATCCGGTGACCATACTCGCCTTCGTTTAGAAAGCATGGTTTCAGATTTAAACAACCCTATTGCTTCACATCTCAATGCGCAGCAACTCGCGTTGTACAGAGCTATTCGCTCGAACAAAGGGCGAGGCAAACAGCACAAAGGTTTGTCTATCGCTTCTAACAATGTGGATTTCGGTTTGCTCAAAGCAATGTTCAATAAGCTGATTAAACTAGGTGAATGGAAATTGCCGAATCCGGCTGATGGTATCGAGGCAATCAAAAAGCCTCAATCTGAGCTGGCGTTCCTAACCGAGCAAGAAATTCACCACTTGTTTAAAGTAGCGAGACAAAGCCCAATTGGTGATGAACTGATTAAGGTGTACAAGGTTTGTTTGGCGACCGGTGCACGCGTACGGGAAGCAATATTTTTAAAAGGTTCTAACTTAACGAAATACCGGATCACTTACAGCAATACCAAAGGCAAACGCAACCGGACGGTGCCTATTTCTGAAGAGTTATATCACCAGATATATAAGCCGACCAATGATCGCCTGTTCACCTGTAGTTACAACGTGGTGTATAAGTGGTTAACGATCGCCCTTCCCCATTTGCCAGAAGGCCAAGCTACTCACGTTCTACGCCATACCTTCGCAAGCCACTTTATGACGAATGGCGGCAACATTCTTGTATTGAAGGAAATCCTCGGCCATCAGCACATCGATCACACGATGATTTATGCGCACTTTTCCCCAAATCACTTGAGTGATGCGGTGAGGTTTAACCCTCTTACAGCACTAGATATCTAG